TCACAAGAAAGCCTTGATCTTGAGCATAAGGTAGCTGCTATCATAGCTGAACAGGAACGTAATGGCTTCAAACTTGACTTACCCTTCGCAACCTGCTTACTTGCTGACATCAAAGGAAAGATGGCAGGAATATATGAGCAGATGCAAGAGAGGTGGCCTCCAGTCATCACTCCAAGGTTCCACAAGACAAGTGGAAAGCCTATCAAAGACTGCGTTGATACTTTCAATCCCGGAAGTAGAAAGCAGATCGGAGAAAAGCTGATGGAGTTAGGTTGGAAGCCTAAGGACTTTACTGAGAAGGGACAGCCCATTGTCGATGAATCTGTACTTGCTAAGGTTAAGATTCCTGAGGCTCAGATGATCGCTGAATACCTGATGCTACAGAAACGTGTAGCTCAGATTGAAAGCTGGTTAGAGGCTGTTGGTAAGGACGGTAGAGTTCACGGTAAGGTGATCACGAATGGAGCTGTAACTGGCAGGATGACACACAGTAGTCCTAATATGGCACAGATTCCTAATGCAGGTAGCATCTATGGAAAAGAATGTAGAGAGTGTTGGACTGTTGAAGCAGGTAACGTATTGGTTGGTTGTGACGCTAGTGGCCTTGAGCTTCGTATGCTTGCACATTATATGAAGGACGATGGATATGTTAAGACAGTCACAGAAGGATCTTCAAAAGATGGAACTGATGTACACACGCAGAACCAGAAAGCTGCAGGTCTTGAGACGAGAGATCAAGCGAAGACCTTTATTTACGCATTCCTATACGGTGCAGGGCCAGCTAAGATTGGTTCCATTGTCGGTGGTAATGCTAAAGCGGGAGAGAAACTTATCAATGCCTTTCTTAAGAACACACCTGCCTTACAACGTCTTAGAAATACGGTTAGCAGATATGCGGGTAAGGGCTTTGTACCGGGGCTTGATGGTCGTAAGATATGGGTACGCAGTGAACACGCTGCCCTCAATTCGCTCCTTCAAGGGGCTGGGGCGATAGTGATGAAGAAAGCTTTAGTACTATTTTATGATAAGACTAAGGCAAATAAGTGGCCTGTGAAGCTCGTAGCTAATGTCCATGATGAATTTCAGTTGGAAGTTCCTAAGGAATATGCTACAATAGTAGGTGAGGCTGCAAAGGCAAGTATCGTTGAAGCTGGGGAGTACTTTAAGCTTCGTTGTCCATTAGACGGGGAGTATAAATATGGTGCAAACTGGCGTGAAACACATTGATAAGAATCAAATACTATTTAATGTTGAAGGTGACACTTTCAAGATTAAGATAGGAGAGGATCTAGATCTTGAAGAGGTATACACAATACTGTTATCAGCATTGGTTTACTTAGAAGATCTGGCTATGGGTATGGTAGCTCACCCAGAATCTAAAGAGCTACATTGACTTAAAGGAAAATGAAATGAGTATTGATAGCAGCATGAAACCCGTTAAAGTTGCTGGTGAGTTGTACTGGTCTAACTGGATGAAAGAGTACAACACTAAGTTCAACGAAGCTAACGATAAGTATGAGTGCACATTGGGACAGTTGAGTGATGCAGCTTGCAGTAAGCTTGAAGAGTTAGGCATCAAGATCAAAGACAAAGACACAATGGGTAAGTTCATTGTTGGTAAGTCTAAGTTCGTATTTGAGCCTGTGGATGAAGAAGGTAATCCTATTGAGATCTCTAAGATTGGTAACGGTACTAAGTGTTATGCACTGGTGTCTTCATATCGTCACAAGATGTCAGCTAAGTTCGGTGCTGCACCATCGATTAAGAAGCTGGTGATCACTGAGTTGAAGATCTACTCTCCTGAGGGTTCACCTGAAGAAGAGACAGCGGATGACATCCTCTAAGAAGGATAGACCTGTAGAAGCCATCGTTGATGCTGATTTCTTAGTATACAAAGTTGGCTTCTCCAATGAGGATGAAGAGGAACGGTGGGCACTAAATCGACTCACAGAGTGGTTTACCGACATAATCTATATGCGCTTGAAGTGTGATGACTACAGAGCTTGGATTACAGGTAAGACTAACTTTAGATTCGAGGTAGCTACCACAGTTCCTTACAAGGGCAACCGTAAGGATGCTCCTAAGCCTAAGCATTATGATGCTCTCAGAAACCACCTCATGAAGCTTGGAGCTACGATGTCAGAGGGTGAAGAGGCTGATGATGCTGTAGGCATAGCTTCCACTGAAGGTAACTACTGGATTGTGCACGTAGATAAGGATCTTGACCAGTTACCGGGATGGCATTACAATCCTGTAAAGGATGAAGAATACTATGTTACTGAGTTTGAAGGCTTGTACAGTTTCTACAAACAGATACTGACAGGTGACAGGGTTGATAACATAGAGGGAATCAGAGGTATTGGCCCTGTAAAGGCTGATAAGATCTTGAAAGACTGTACAACTGAAAGGGAACTATATGATGCTTGCCTCAAGGCTTATGATGGAAACTCTGAACGGGTACTGGAGAACGGGAAACTACTGTGGTTAAGAAGAGAGACAAACCAGATGTGGCAACCTCCTTTAACCTCGCAGGATCTAAGTGGTACGTCAACTACGTAGTGCACATGGAGGACTTCGGTAAGTGTGATCCTGAGAAGCAAGTCATCAGTATTCGCATGGACATGAACAAGCAGACTACTGAGCAAACCTTCTACCATGAGTTAGTTCATGCCATTATGTTTACAATGGGTAAGCTAAATCACGATGAGGAGTTTGTTGATACCTTTGGAGCATTCCTCCATCAGTATCACGTTACGAAGGAGTCACATGAAGCGTAAGAAGCCACTATCTGTACGTCAAGTTGCTCTGAAGCATGGATTCAGGTCAGGACTAGAGGACAAGATAGCTGATAGTTTAACCAGTCTAGGTATTCCATTTGAGTATGAGAAGCTAGTGATTGGATACACTCAACCAGCTAAGGCTCGAAAGTACACTCCTGACTTCGTACTTCTGAACAACAGTATCATCATTGAGAGTAAGGGACGATTTATCACAGCTGACAGACAGAAGCATCTAATGATTAAGGAACAGTATCCAGATTTAGATATTAGGTTTGTCTTCAGTAACTCTAAAGCTAAGCTTTCAAAGCTAAGTCAAACAACATATGGTATGTGGTGCGACAAGCATGGGTTCAAATATGCTGATAAAGAGATTCCATCAACATGGTTAAATGAAAAAGGTAAAGGAACAAAGATATATGTTAAATAATCTTATTAAGGCTATGGAAAACTCCCAAGAGCTTCGCTTTGCTTGGGAAGACTTCACAGATGCTGTAGTAGTTGAATCTCTTAAAGAGACTTACCTGCGAACAATCAATGGTGGTTTCAGTAGCCACCCTGAAGATATTGCTGAGAACTTAAAAGTTAACGCAGCTCTAAAGGTTGTCTTAAGCTACTTCATGTTTGTGGGCGATGCTGAGGAGTTCTTTAAGGAGGCTGAAAGTGAACGTACAACTGATTAAAGAGCACTCCAATGGTGATGCAACGTATCAGTTTGATCTGACTAAGGATGAAGCTAATGCACTACTTACCTTTGGCATCTTAGAAGCCATTAAAGCTGGACTACGTGAAGGTGAACGATTAACAGTTGAAGGGGATGACATCGATGAAAATCTTAGTGATACCTGACTGCCAAGTTAAAGAAGGTGTACCTTTAGAGCATCTGACATGGGCTGGTAAAGCCATTGTAGATTACAAACCTGATGTAGTTGTTAATCTAGGTGACTTTGCAGATATGCCAAGCCTTAGTAGCCACGACATCAAGGGGAGTAAGTACTTTGAAGGTCTACGCTACAAGAAAGACATTGAAGCTGCTAAGGAGGCCATGAAGTTGTTACTGGCTCCGTTGAGGGAAGCTCAGAAGGCTCAGAAAGATTCCAAACACAAGGTATACAAGCCTCGTATGGTATTGACTCTAGGCAACCATGAGAACCGTATAGATAGAGCTGTTAATAACAACCCAACTTTAGATGGCTTAATTTCAACTAAGGACTTAGACTATGAAAAAGACTGGGAAGTACATGGTTTTCTACATCCTGTGTTTATTAACGGTGTTGGTTTCAATCATTACTGGCCTGTGGGAGCGATGGGTAGACCCGCTGGAGCTGCTAGTGCTATCATCAATAAGCTTCATATGTCTTGTGTTGCAGGACATCAGCAAGGAAAACAGATCGCCTATGGTAAGCGTGCTGATGGCAAGCCTATTTGTGCTATCATCGTTGGCTCTTATTATCTACACGATGAGTCGTATATGGATCAACTTAGTAACCGTCATTGGCGTGGTTTACTGATGATGAATGAAGTTAACGATGGACACTTCGATGAGCTTTTTCTTAGCATTGAATACTTAGGAGAAAAATATGGTGGAATCAAACGAGAGATTTCTAAGGGAACTAAAAAATAAGTTTGACTATGATCCTATCTCTGGTAGACTGCTTCTTAAAGGAACTTGTGTAGATAAATCAACTACAACTTCTAGAGGATATAGAAAAATTCAATTTCAAAGTCGTGGGTGGCTTTTACATCGTTTAGTATTCTTTTATCATAATGGTTATTTTCCAGTTGTTGTTGATCATATAGATGGTGATGTAAACAATAATAAGATAGAGAATTTAAACGGGTGTACTCAAAAAGAAAATATTGAGAAAGCCAGAAAATTTAAAACAAACAAGACAGGTTTTAAAGGTGTAAGCTACCATAAAGTAGCTAATAAATACGAAGGATACTTTTGGAAAGATTATCAAAAGATATACTGTGGTTTATGGAATACACCTGAAGAAGCCTATGAAGCTAGACAACGGAGGAAATATGGTAGTTGATGATAAGTGTAAGTCTTGCTTTTATAGTGAACTAGATGCTAGGATTCATCCTTGTAATCACTGTCATGACTATGATAAGTGGGTTAACCGTAATATGTACATTCAAGAATCTTCTAAGCCACTAAGTGAAGCTATCAAGGAATGGGTAGATGTTAGGGATGAGGACGATATAGTTAACAAACCTAAACACTACACTGAACATCCCTCAGGTATTGAATGTATCCAAGTTACAGAACACATGGGCTTTAACTTAGGTAATGCAATCAAATATATCTGGCGTTGTGACTTGAAGAAAGATGCCATTGAAGACCTTAAGAAGGCTAAGTGGTATATTGACAGAGAGATCAACAAGCGTGAAAAACATAACATTTGAAGAACTGAAAGAGGCTCTCAAACGTTTAGATGAGGTCACACTCTTGGAACTGCTAGGAATCCAGAGTGATGATCTTGTCGAAAGATTTGATGATGTGATTGAGAAAAAACAAGAATATTTAACAAAGGAACTAGATTAATATGACAGCTGTAATGACACCATACCAAGAATACATTGGCAAGAGCCGTTATTCACGTTACTTGGATGATAAGGGACGACGAGAGCACTGGCCTGAGACAGTCAATCGCTACTTTGAGTTCATGACTAAGCAATTGAAGACTAACCATAATTACGATATCCCAGCAGCTATGCGTAAAGAGCTACAGGATGCTGTAACTAACTTGGAAGTGATGCCTTCAATGCGTAGCATCATGACAGCTGGTGATGCTTTGGAGCGTCAGAACATTGCAGGTTACAACTGTTCATACCTGCCCATTGATGATCCTAAAGCCTTTGATGAAGCTATGTACATCTTGTTGTGTGGTACAGGTGTAGGCTTTAGTGTGGAGCAAAAGTATGTTAACAAGTTACCTGAGATCCCAACTGAGTTGTTTAATAGTGGTACTATCATTAACGTTAAGGACTCCAAAGAGGGATGGGCTAAAGCGTTACGACAAGTCATCGCCTTGCTATACGCTGGAGAAGTGCCTAAGTGGGATGTTTCGAGTGTACGTCCGGCAGGTACAAGGCTCAAGACTTTTGGTGGAAGAGCATCAGGGCCGGAGCCGCTTGTTGACTTGTTCAAGTATGTGGTTGCAAAGTTTCGTGGAGCTGTTGGACGGAAGCTCACCTCGCTTGAAGCACATGACATTCTATGTAAAGTGGGAGAAGTCGTGGTTGTTGGTGGTGTACGACGATCAGCTATGATCTCTCTGTCAGACTTGAGTGATGACCGTATGGCTCACGCTAAAGCTGGTAACTGGTGGGACGGTAATGGTCAACGTGCTTTGGCTAACAACAGTGCCATCTACGAAGTTAAGCCTGATGTAGGTAAGTTCATGCGTGAGTGGTCAAGCATTTATGAATCACACTCAGGAGAGCGAGGTATCTTTAATCGTTATGCAAGTGAACTTCAAGCAGCTAAGAATGGACGTAGGGAATTGGGTAAAGAGTGGGGTACAAACCCTTGCAGTGAGATTATCCTTAGACCTTATCAATTTTGTAATCTGTCTTCTGTTATTGTTCGGAGCAGCGATAGTGTGGATACTCTACGGAATAAAGTGCGCTTGGCTACTATTCTGGGGACTTTTCAATCGACGATGACTCACTTCCCGTACCTGCGTAAGGTGTGGCAAACAAACACTGAAGAGGAGCGTTTGTTGGGTGTGTCAATGACTGGTATCTTGGATAATGTCTTGTTGAATGATCCTGATAATGCTGAGTTACCTGCTATCTTGGAAGGGCTGAAGAATGTTGCTATTGACACTAACGCTGAGTTGGCTGATGCTATCGGTATTAACCGTAGTGCTGCCATTACTGCAATTAAGCCTGAGGGCACAGTCTCTCAGCTTACAGGCACTGCTAGTGGCATCCATCCTCAGCACAGTCAGTACTTTATTCGTCGTGTACGGTCAGATAACAAAGACCCTCTGACTGACTTCTTGAAGTCTCAAGGATTCCCAGCTGAGCCTTGTGTTATGAAGCCTGAGAGTACTACAGTGTTTAGCTTCCCAATGCGAGTTGAGAAAGGTGCTGTACTGCGTGAGGACTTGAATGCTATTAAGCACTTGCGTCTGTGGTTGCTCTATCAGCGTCACTACTGTGAGCATAAGCCTTCAGTGACAATCTCAGTGAATGAGACTGAATGGCCTGAAGTTGGGGCATGGGTATGGAATAACTTTGATGAGATTACAGGTGTAAGCTTCCTTCCTATGGATGGAGGAACATATCGACAAGCTCCTTATGAGTCCATCAATGAGTTTGAGTATCACGACATGGTATCTAAGATGCCTTTAGGTATTGACTGGGATAAGTTCATTGAACGTACAGACAATGTTGAAGGTTCTCAGACACTAGCTTGCACTGCAGGAGGCTGTGAAATCTGATGATTACAGTCTACACAAAGGATAACTGTCCCGCTTGTGTATCTTTGAAGGCTACTCTCACACAAGAGGGTAAGCCTTTTAAAGAGATCAAGATAGGTAGAGACATCACAAGGGAAGACTTTATGAGTCAATTTCCAACAGTACGAACAGTACCATATACGGTCGTTGAAGGAGAAGCTGTATGACTCTAGAGTTTGAAACTAAAGCTGGTCTGGTGTTTGGCTTAGAAGCTGATCAACTGTACATCATGGATGAAGATGAGAAGATGCACGATGAGCCAGTATCTGTTATCTATCTGCACATTGGATTCGTTACAGTAGCTTTTATCATGGACTGATAATTAAAAAGCCCCAAAGGATCACTCCTAAGGGGCTTTCTTGTTGTAATTGTAAACTTAAAACTTACAATTGTATACTTAATCTGTATCTGATAGAAACAAGGCTTTCTCAGCTTTTCTACGTTTAACTAAGCCGGGGAGTTCTCTTCCACCTCCCTTAGTCCACTGCATGAAAGCTTCAGCAGCAGCCTCCCATTCACCTCTATTGACTTTCATCCGAATAGTAGACCGCTGAAAATTGCCCAATCCAGCGTTGAAGGAAAAGCTGACACACGCATCGAAAGCCCCTTGACGACCAGATAGAGTAGGAGCAAGTCGTAGAACACCACGTTCAAAAAGACTGACATCATCTGAGAATAGTTTCTCGATTTCCTCTTTAGACCATACACGGTTATCCTCCTGCTTTAACGGGTACTCCTTACGAATCATCGTAGATTGTCCCTCTTTAGATACCATTGGTAATCTAATCTGATCCTGATAGAGGACGTGACCATAACCAATAGTCCAGATATGAGCAGGACACAGGTAAGGCTTATTCCTGCATCCTTCATACTGGTGCATTAAATCAGCGCCAGCCTTGCTCAGTTTCATTTCTTAGCCCAGCTACGTGATCCGAACCAGAAGCCTATGATACCACCTAACATAGCCATTTCATCAGAGCTAAAGATGATGTCTGACAAGGCTATCAAGTCACTCATGTTCAACACTAAGTGAGGATTAGAGTAGACATAGTAGGCAATCCAAGCATTGATAGCACACAGCTCCAAGACAAAGATATAAGTTACTACAGGTCGTACAGTACCTACAAAGTTAACTACCCACTTACTAGCTTTGTCCATGATCTTCTTATCATGATCATAGGCTGCTACAGTCATTTCAGCATCAGTCTGCATTGCAATCTGATCTGTACGAATCTCTTCCATACGCTCTTGAGCTGCAAAGCCTTGAGCCATCATTTGAAGCTGCATCTGCACTTGAATCTGCGCCAATGCTAACTCATGCTTCTGATCATCTTTGTTCTGGAAGAACTCTAATAGTTTAGGTAGACCAGATACTAATAGACCACCTAGTGTCGAGAATAGTGATAACAATTTAAAGTCCTATCTTAGATAATAATAAATCAACAATCTTGTTAGAAAGATCATCAGGAAGAAACTTAAGGAATCCTAAGAACCACCAAGCTACAAGCATATAAACGAATATCCTTAGCAGTAAATCAAACTGCTTCTGATACTCGTTCATCTACCACACCTTTTAGTTGCTTGACAGAAGTCCATGAGTTCATTGATACCGATACCCACTAGGAGAAGAACAAAGGCAATACCTCCAATGAGGGCTACCATTTCCATCTCCTCTTGTTCTTTCTGCTTCTGTTTCTTCTCTTCAGCCTTTAGAGCTGCCATCTCCTTGGCATCATCTCTGTCCATCTCAGCTTGTCTAGCCTTGATCTTGTTCCAGACATCAATCTTACCTGTCTGCATGAAGAGCATCTTAAGCTCCTCTTCAAAGGCTCTAGCTTGTTCGAGAGCCATCTCAATCTGAAGAGCAGCTCCCATGTTGGAGCCTTTCTTCTCACGTTTAGCTTGGAGCATAGCCTTAGTAGCTTGGCTCTTAGCATCAAACATCTTACCGATCATAGGAGCAAGACCACCGAGATCGTTGGCTACCTTGCTTGCCTTCTTGACCATCCCTATTGCTTTTTGTAGCCCATCAAGAGCTGCTATGGGATCAATCATTTATAGTCCTTTATTTAGTTATTCCATACCTTTAGTTTGCCTGTTGTACTCTTGTAGAACTTGAGCACCTGTAATACTACCTTCTTTGGTAGCTCTAGAAGTCAGCATCTGTCCAATCTTCTTAGCTGCATCAGGGCGGCTACGTAACAATGCTTCCATTGCTTTGATGCCACTCTCAGAGTACAACACTGGAGATCCTACAGATAAGCCTGCAGCTACAGCGGGGTTCTGGAAAGCTGCCATCAAACCTGAAGCTTGAGTAGCTAAACGTCCTTCCAAAGTAGATCGAGCATCCCGCTCTAATACCTCAATACCAGCGTCTGAAATATCCTGACCACGTGCAGTACCTGCTGCAAAGGCTGTTTTATTC